CTGACCAGCCCGTAAAGTTGCACCAGGACTTCGTGATGGTGTTCATCACATATTGCTGTTGGCTTCCCACAGCTACGGGAACGTTGATCCACAGCGCGTTGGTCTTGGCGTTGTAAACGATTTCCCAACCAACCGGAGCAGATCCATAGGCCGTCGTAGCGGCTGTAATGGCCCCCTGAATCTTGTTAGACAACGATACGCGAGGATCTAGCCGGGAGCTTTGCAAGGATGCCGCCATAGGCACCAAGCCGTCGTAGGTGAGGATCAACAGATCGCCGCCCCACTTCAGCATACACCGCTCACCCACAGGAGCGCCGAGCTTCCAGACGCCGATTAGCGCCCAGGTAGCGTCACTGGCTGGATCGGTGCCGCGATAGATAATGACTTCGCCGGAGTCGGTGACAAAGGCCAGATTGTCATCAACGCCGTAGCCTGCATCAATGGTCCACGCATCCAGATCGACAAGATAGCCGCCATCTCTGGCAACCGATTGCAGACTGAATTGCTGTGCCGCACCGCCAACGGAACTGGTCGGCAGATACCAAGCCTTCAGCGTTTCCTTTTGGATAAACCAGATGCGGTTCTTGAACAGGACGATGTTGTGAAGATCGCGGGTATCAACGCCGGTAATGGCAATAGGTGCAGAAACGCTGGTTATGGATGACCACGATGTGCCGTCATACAGAAGGGCGTAATCAGCGCCATTAACCGCCATCAGGAAGTTGCCGCCTGACGTAGCGATATTGGTGTATTCCCACTTGCCGCTTAAAAACCCGGTTAGAATGGGTGCGCCAACAGGGCCAGTGACCGTGACATCGTACAAAGCCCCGCCGCTCGTTATGGCAAAGACCTCTGTCGTGTTACCGCCAGAATAAATCATAATGGTCTGGACTTGGCCCGCCATGCCAGTCGCCCATTTGGTATAGCCGCCCCTTAAGACGACGCTCGACACCGTTGGGAACATGTTCTCCAACACGACGGCATCTGTCGGCTCCATGTTCGCAAGTGAATCGCGAGCATTCCAGCCGCCTACGGGTGCCGGCAGCGATTGAACATCAGCCGCCGCACGTTGAACCAGAGCGTTCCGTCTAGCTGCCATAGCCACTATCAGGGATGTTATCCCAGCCAATCAAAACGCTACCAGGACGCGGAGCAAAAGACAGGTTGGCCGCAGACGTGTTCTGCGCCACCGACGTTTCAAACTCTATGATGTAATCGCGATAAAGCGCGGTAGTGTCAAAGCCCTTGGCCTGGAAGTATTTCAGCTTGGTGCTGAGAACCATCAGCCGATCAGGGTAGATGCAGGTATCGCTATCCGCCGTAAAGCTGTTCTTGACGGTGCCGTTAGCCGCTGTCGCCCAGCCCTTGCTGCGATACTCGTAGCCCAGAAATTCCGCGTTGGAATAACCCGGCCAGATTTGAAAATAATTTCCAAATAGCCGCCACCGAATGCGTGGGCCGGTGCTGATAAACCCGCTTAGGAGCCATTCCCATTGTTGGGCGCTCTCAGGGCCTAGCATCTCCCAATGCTTCGATTTATCCCATTGGGTGCGAGGCACGATGGAATCATAATCGTCAGGGAAATCGTATTTCACCTTTTGGAAATAGACAGTTCCACTGGTAACATTGGACGTTGAGAAATTGGTGGTCGTAACCTGCGTTGAAGAGTCAACGCTCTCAATGAACGTTGCATTCGGGAATCCCGTCCCAACCACCATGTATGTCGTATCAAGGCCGGCGGTAGACGGGATTCCCGTAATCACACGGGAAGATGTGCTGTAAGTCCCCGTGGTCGTCGTGTAGTCCGTGAAGAACGAGTACGGCTTAGTTAGTTCGCGCCAATCAGCCTTACGCAGAAGTTCATACCCTGTGGCGTTCATAAGCGCCAAGATCTGAACCACGTCCTGATTTGGATTCCCAGCAACCGAAGTCGGTGTAGGAACGCCTAACTCATTGGTGACCTGCGTCACCAGTTGCAGCATCGTACTTGACATTCACGTCCTCTTTTCGCGGGCGTCCAAGCGGTTTACGCTGCCCCAGCAATTCAGCCATTTGAGCCTTGAGTTCGTCTAGCTCCTTGCGGGTCTGTTCCAAATCCTTAGCGGCTTGGCTAGTGTTTTTCCCGGTAAGGTATCCACGCGCTCTCTCGCGAAGTCCAGCCGCTCCCATGCCAACCCGTTGAAGCTGTGCATCAGACGCTGTAGCGATTTGCTCAACGGTCTGAAACTTCAGGATCTGCATCTCACGCATTTGAATTTCATCAAAAGCGTCAGGCTGTTCGGCATTCCATTTTTCAAGCGGCGTGCCAATCAGAGGAGTGTCGATCTGATCCTTCATCTGATAGGCAAGCCACTGACGAGGGAATCGCTTTTTATGATGATCTCGGACAGGCTGGTCGATGACGTTCGTTTTGTCGCCAGGGACCATAATTCTTACAAACGGCTGACCCTTGTAGGGGTCACGATCATATTCGTAAAAATCCACATGCAGATGGGCATCTGCATTTGAGAGATCGCTATCAAGCATTTTTAATCCTTACGTTGAACTCAATGCGGCTGTGACCGCCCAAGTCGTTGCGGAAGTGGCAAAGCAAATTGCAGTCTTGGTGTTGCCCACGGCAACCCCAGTAGCGCCAGCAACAGCCGCGTTCATCGTCACACCAGCGGTTTCATTGGTGTAAATCTGAAGGGTTTGGCCGCTAAGATTATAAATATACACCATAGCGCCGGCTTCACACGGAGGCAGTTTTAGGCCCGTAGAAGCAGAGGATGTGGTGATTGCATTGAAGACAGCCGAGAGCTGAAGAGCCGTCGCTTGGTTGGTGCCAACGGCAACAAGGCCCGTAGCGCCGTCACCGCAGATGGAAATAGTAGCTAGGCCAGAGTTGCCAGAGGCCAGAACGCGAGAAGGGATAGCCATGTTGAATGTCCTTTTTAAGCCAAGTTTCGTTTAATATAAAACGTGGCATACGGGAAAGGGGTGTCCCTGTCACATTGCCCATGCAAAACCTTATAATCTGAAAATTGGTTTTCCCACCATTCCATCGGAAAAACCGACAAATGAAGCGAATGCCCAATCAACGCGCCCATATTATCTGGAAACATGGCGATCTTAAAGAAGCATTGATCCACGCAAGCCATGATGTTCCTAATGACATCAGGAACCTTGTTGGTTGGAATATGTTCCAAAACATCGGTGCAATAGCCAAAATCTGCTTTTAAGCCAATTATGGGTTCGCAAAGATCAACAACTTCAAACGGCAAGTCGTTGTCTGCATCGCGGCAATTCTCCGCAAAATCTACCTGCATTATCTGACAGCCGGTAGTTTCGTAGATTTTTTTGCTGCCACGACCAGAACCGCAGCCAAAATCAATGACGCTGTTGGCAGACCCAATGCGGGATATGTCAATAAATTCGTCAGCAAAGTTTTCGCCAGGGGCTACGGTTCTGTAGCTGTCAATGCCCCACATCGCCTTGTACTTATCCACTTCAGAGATTTCCTCTGGTGGCTGTGACATAGCGCGTGCGATTGCCGGCAGAAGCCCGTGACCGTGAACGTAAATCTCAGCGTCAGCATCAGCCAATTGGCGAGCAGCTTCTTGAAACTCTACCGCTTGGCGAGCCATCCAGGGCGCTGCAACATATTCGCGTTTGCCAACCCTGTATGTGTCGCGAGGGTCATTGTCGTTAACCGACTGCGCGTAGGCATGGCCTTCCCCAACGTGGGAATAGCTGGAATCAAAACCGAATAGGTGGATCTGGCGATAGCCCATTGCAAAGGCAATGCTCATGGCTTGAAGGCCAACCGTAGTCCCGCCGCCTATAAGGGCGCACTCACGATCACCAATGTAATCTGCAATTCCAGGGTAGGCAGGATGCCAAAGCGTAATTTCTTGTTTCTCTAGTGCCTTGAAGACGCTGGGAGGGCACTGGGAAGCGATCAGGTTATGAACTGGTAGGTCAGGGTGCAAAAAGGAAAGATTGTCTTCCCTGGCGTCCAAAAGGACAAAATAGTCAGGCGTAACGTCCGCGCTCAAAAGGCTTGGAATAACCCCGTTAACGGCAAAGACGGTATGCCCAGACGATTTGTGCTTTGAGATAAGCGGAAGGAGGCCCCTCATGGAAGGACCTCCCCCTACTATTACAGCCACCTTGTCGTGAGGCTCGGTCATCCCAAGCCACGGAAGATGACGTTTTACAGCAGCAATTATGTTGCTGAAAATGACATCATCCTCCGTGTTACACACGATTGGAATTTTCTCATCAAGGTTTGACGATAGAATCACTAGGTGGTTGCGCCTTGCATATGCGGACGGTTGATCGACACGATAATGGTCGAAACGGTAGCAGCAACCGTAGCCAGGTTGGCAGAGCGAGCGCCGAGGACTTGCTTACCAGAAGCCGCCGTAGGCATAACGCGCCCAGTGGTGGCCGATTGGTAAACAGGAACGCCGACGTTAACCGCAACCGCAGTCTTCTTCACAACGGCAAGACCTTCGATTTGATACCAACCGAAAGTGCCAGCGGTGTTAGCCGACATAGCAACGGCCACCGGCTGCGCTAGGTTCGCCGTGTTAGGCGAGAGCGCAGTTTGGTAGGTCGTCGTGTTGTAGGTCACAAGCGAACCAACAACAGTCGAAGCCACGCCAACGAGCATGATAAATTCACCCTCGCCGTAAGTGGGATCGAAAGCGCGGATTACCCCACCCAGCACGTTAGGCGGGGTCGGAATAGCACTGGTGCCATTGGCGGTCGTGATGCCGGTATCAATAACGGCAATCTGGAGAAGGCCAGACTTGTAGTCGTCAAATGTGTAAGCCATGTTCTGATTCTCCCATTAAGCGATCAGAACGCCTTGGAACTGAGCGCCCGCGCAGGTGATGTTACCCGCCCAGCCGATCAGTTTCACAATGGCGTCTTGGTTAACCGCTT